GCATGATTGGCAAGCGTTATCTGGTTTTGGCGTGGTGCTTTTTTTGTACACAAAACGCCAAGCCTGCACCATTCCGCGCATCACTCTATAGGCGGCACCGCGAAACAATCTTGCGCTGGGGCCAGGAGTCACGCAACATGATGTCGCAGCTGTCGACCTGGTCGCAACTTCGTTGCTCCTGGTTGAAACAAAATTACCCTAAGAAAAAACCTAGGAAAATCAACGGCTTACTGTGTGAGTCGCGTGGGTACGCATGGGCCACGGGGGCGGTACCAGTTACCTGTGTACGAATCCGACCCGAGATTGGGATTTTGAATCCATATACCAGTCCGCGGCCATGAGTATACGCGACCCCCTCGCTATCTGGACATAAAAAAACCCAGCAGCGCTGGGAGGGGACTTCTGTACTTTTGTTTTCTTGGTATTTTTTTCTTTTTATTTGGTATTATCTGTTGTTTTTTTGCCCATAGGGGGCGTATCACTGGATTTATTGGTTTTATTCTTTTCATTTTCTTTTACCCATCTGCTTCCCCAGCATACTACTGGTGATTTGTATGGTTTCTTTTTCCTTTTTATTGGATTCTTTACACTTTTGTGTATCTCGGCCATAAGCTTAGTGTGTTTCCGAAAAAGAAAAAAAGGGAAAAAAGAAAAACAAGAATTTATATCACTTTTTTGACCCCCTTGTCAATACACAAAATGCACCGGTGCGTAATTTTTCTTGATTGACAAATACAGTACTTCACAAATGCCTGTATTTGTGGTAAAATATATGCGTGATGAGTAAAAAGCAACGACATGGGTCTCTATTAGAGCAGTTGTGTGCGGAATACGAGGCATATGGACATTATAAGGTGCATGTACCGAGCCATACTGTATATTATGTTCGGGCTGCACTTAAAGAACGTACCGGAAAAGACTTTAGCGTTGAGGATGTTGAAAAAGCGTTGGTTGCTGAGGGCTTTCTTGAGTACGAGAGGGGCTAGATGCCCCTATCCTGCCAGCCAAGCTTGATGCTGCACTTATTCCTGCGGGGTTCGCTGTAGTCTCTCAAGTCGCAGATAGGGCGGAATTTTGCCAACGTAAGTTCCGCCCTTCTTTTTTGGATTAGTTATGTTTACAGCAATGGTATTAGCTTGCGCTATTGGTAATGTGTCCCCAGACACTTGTATTGAAGCTACTGATGAGCGCGGTCCCTACGAGACGCATAAGGAATGTTATGCACGAGTGCAAGAGATGGTTACGGCGCTAGCCTACACTATGCCTGTACCGATGCAATACAGCTATAAGTGTAATGCGCCTGAAGGTACGGCAACGTAATGGCACGAAAACCCTCTAAAATGCCCCCGCGCAATAAAAAGAACTTCCGCCCTACTAAGTCTGGGGCTGGAATGACTGAGGCAGGGGTTAAGGCGTACCGACGTGCTAACCCGGGCAGTAAGCTGAAGACTGCTGTAACCGGCAAGGTAAAGAAGGGTAGTAAAGATGCAAAGCGTCGTAAGTCATTCTGTGCTCGTTCTGCTGGTCAGATGAAGAAGTTTCCTAAAGCGGCGAAGAATCCTAATAGCCGTCTACGCCAAGCACGTAGGAGATGGAAGTGCTAAATCTTTTGATTGGGCCTATTGCTAATCTAGCTGGTACCTGGCTAGAGGGCAAGGTTGAAAAGACAAAAGCCGAAACCGGAGCCAAAGTTGCTAAGGCACGTGCTGAAGCAGTTATCATGGAGAAGAAGGCTACGGGTGAAATTGACTGGGACATTACTATGGCTGAGGGTAGTAAGCACTCGTGGAAAGACGAGTGGCTGACTATTCTATTCAGTATCCCGCTCATCCTAGCGTTTATCCCCGGAATGGAAGAAGTAGTTGCAAATGGATTTCAACAGCTGGAGCAAATGCCTGAATGGTACCAGTACAGCTTGGGCGTTATTGTTGCTGCAAGCTTTGGGGTCAGAAGCGCGACAAAGTTTTTTGGTAAGAAGTGATGCCGGGGCCAATGTGGGATATGCACAATCGAACTACCCCAGAACAGGCGAGGATAAACCGTGCCAGAATTAACAATGGAAAGATTTCTCAAGTGGAAGATACTGCCCCGCTTGATGATGATTATGATGTCAGTATCGGCTTGGCGGGTAGTGGAGTGGTTCATGACGCTTCCCAACCCGACGATGGAACAGTCAGCACTCGTCAGCGTAGTGACGGGAGCGATGACGGGAGCGTTTGCGGTGTGGCTGGGACATGAGAAGAACTGATGTCAATGTTCAAGATGGAAAACAGCTATAATCACCCTTGGAAAGATATTATGAAATATAACACTTCACATTTTCTGGATAAGTTGATTGAACACGAAGGGCTTGTGCTCACCGTGTACAAAGATAGCCTCGGAATAGATACTATTGGTATTGGGCGTAATTTGAAAGACCGAGGCATCAGTAAAGAAGAACTTGCATACATGGATATACCGAACATTGAGGCGGTGTATGAGCATGGCATCAGTGAAGCTGATGCGCGTTATTTAGCCATGAACGACATCAAGATTGTCGAGAATGAACTTGTACGAGTTCATGAATGCGTCGAAAATTTGGACGGTGTACGGCAATTGATTCTGATGGACATGGCATTCAATATGGGCGTGCCACGCCTTTGTAAATTTAAGAAGATGTGGAATGCAATCCACGAGGGTAATTATGAAGTTGCGAGCCTCGAAATGATGGACTCGCGTTGGGCACGACAGGTTGGACGCCGCGCTAAGAAACTGTCGGATGCAATGAAGGCAGGGGAATTCTAATGGCCGATGAAAAGAAATCAAAACGTAGTCCGGGTAGAGGCGCTACACGAGTAGAACAAATTCCTACCCGAAGACAAGAAATTCAGATGGCGTTAAATACGGATACAAGCAGAATGCGCATCGCTGAAAAAGAAATTGCATCGGGAAATTTTGAAGTATTTAAAAACGCACAAGATGCCTTAAAAGCAGTTCAAAATGTTGTAGGAAACATGAGCACTAGGTATGACAGAATTCCTAGTGTTTTGGAAACAGGTAAAGTAACAGTTGCCGATGTGCGTAAAATGAATGCCCCTAAGGAGCAACAAAGCGGCGGCGTCAGTATCAAAGAAATCCCTGCTCCTCTGATGCAGCAATACCGTGAAAACTTCTACGACAAAGGCAGGGATGACACCATGTCTTTGACCCAGTACGTGCAAAGCGGTCGCGCAGCACGAGACTTGAAAGCTGACGGGAAGAAAAAAGGCGGCATGAAAGCTGGTAAAAAGCACGTTATGGAACTGCCGACCAATGTTCCGCGTCTACAAGCTGGCGCTATTCTTGGCGACCTGAACAAAGATGGAAAGCTTTCTGGCTATGAAAAGGCACGTCAACGCGCTATTCAAAAGAATATGGCGAAGCAGAAGAAGAAAAAGGCACGTGCATAGAGTTGAAGCCGACATTCGGAAATGGTCAGCTGAGTTTCTGGAAATTCCGAATGAAAAACTAAATGGTCTGCCCCCATGTCCTTATGCCAAGCAAGCTTGGTTGGACGACAAAGTAACCTTCAGCGTCAACACCGGCATATCCGGTCTTATCGACGCTGTAAGGGAATTCAAGACCCACAATTACGATATTGTGGTCTGGGCAGATGAAGATGTACTAGATATGGAATACCTCGACGGGTTCTGTGACGGTATGAACGAATTGATGTCAGTGTCAGGCATTGACTTACACCTTATGGTCTTTCACCCCGATTTCGATGCGGAGGATGCTGGACTGGACTTCTTGATTGAACAAGGTGTTACCGACGCTGATTTGGAATACTGCATGGTGTTTGTGCAGAGATTGTCGCTCTTGGATGATGCGGCATTGAGTCTGGAGAAGTCTGGCTATTACGAGCACTTCCCAGAGGATGTATATAAAGCCTTAGTGCTTGACAGACGGAGACTTAGAAATGGTAGCTAAAAAGCGGATGCGTGGCGGCGGAATGGCCAAGGTTGCAAAGAAGCGTATGATGCGCGGCGGTACCACTGCAAAGAAGATGCGCGGTGGCGGTATGCCTAAAGTAGCAAAGCGCAAAATGATGCGCGGCGGCATGAACAAAAAGAAGTAGGGGTAACCAATGGCACTCACAGTAACAACAACGGTTACGGAAAAAGGGGTTACCCTCGTAACTTATGACAACTTGGACACAGCAGATACCGGCCCCACTGCTATCGAAATGGGTGCCAAACTGAGACAGGATAGCGCGCAAACTACCCACGGGTTTATCCAAGCTATTGGCACATTTGGTAGCGGCACTGTAAAGCTGCAGGGTTCCAACGACAATAGTAATTGGGCAGACCTGAAAGACTTTTATGGTACTGCCATTGGTCTGACTGCATCAGGTGGGGCCGAATTTATGGCTAGCTGTCGTTATATTCGTCCGCTTATCACAGGCGGAAGTGGTGACGACGTCGATGTTTTCATCACTCTTCAACAGTAATAGCGTAAGATATGCCTGTACTTAGCGGCGGTTCGAAATTTGTAACGCATGCAACAGCATTGACTGGAACCAGCGATACTGATTGCTATGTTGTACCTAAGAATTTCTCGTCGCATGTTGAGCATCTTCTGATTACCAACAGTGACGCTAGTAACAGAAACTATACGCTTAAATACTACGAAAAAGAAGCGAATACAACATACACATTGTTCAATAGTCACGCAGTTACGGGTAAGGGGTCTGAGTCTATCTTCACGGTAGATAAGCCCCTTTACCTTCATGCAGAGGATAAGCTTATCGTGGCGGCAGGAACTGCAAACACTCTTACTGTGGTTATTGCTGCGGAAGAATTCTACGACCCGAATCGAATCTAATGGCAAAGAAAAAAACCAAATCAAAATCGAAGAAGCCGGTGCCCACCAAACCGGCACTCTGGGCCAAGGCCAAGGCTGAGGCAAAGCGCAAATACAAAGTATATCCGTCTGCGTATGCTAACGGGTATGCGGCTAAACGTTACAAACAAATGGGCGGTAGCTGGAAATAACCATGATTGAATGGGTAGCTGCTTGCGTGACAGCAATTCACGCAAATGCTGTAGATACGGTAATCGTTGCAAAGTCTGAATGGTTATCTACCTGCCACGTCAACATTACGCAACATCACTTCGACGCTCCGTACGACCAGTGTTATTGCGTTTATGTAGGAGAAGATAAACAAAAGCTATGGATGAATAGGCCAGCTGACGGATGATACACGCGTTTCTCCTATTTGTCTTTGTAGGAATAGGAGAAGAAAAGCGCCTCGTAAGCAACGACCTGTACTTCAAAGACCTTAATGAATGTGTGTGGTATGCACAGAAACTGCACAAGCAGGGCAACTTAGTGACAGCTTATTGTCTGCCTAAGTTAGTAAATGAAGGAACTATACAGGTGTACTGATGTTAGCTGAACTCGCTGCCGCGAATGCCGCGTTTGCTGTTATTAAGACGGCGGTGCAGAATGGCAAAGACATTGCTGCCGCTGGTAGCGCCATCGCAAACTTTGTAGGTGCTAAGGAAGACCTACAGAAGAAGGCTAGCAAAAAGGGTGGCGGCTCAGACCTAGAGGAATTCATGGCTCTTGAAAAAATACGGGAACATGAAGAACAGCTGAAGCAGATTATGATTTACGCTGGTCGCCCGGGTCTCTGGGGAGATTGGCAGAGATTCCAAGCGAAAGCAAGGGTAGCACGTAGAGAAGCAGAAGAAGCAGCAATACGCAAACGTAAACAATATCTTGAAATATTTATTATTACGTTCCTGCTCATACTAGGCCTAACGATTCTAGCCTGTATCGTTCTGTTGGCTCTACATTCACAAGGAAGACTTTAATGGCTTACAAAGGGGGATTGCGTAAGTGGTTCAAAGAAGACTGGCGGGACGTTGCTACGGGGAAACCGTGTGGGCGTAAATCATCTTCGAAATCAAAAAGAAAGTATCCAGCGTGTCGCCCGGCGGCGACAGCAGCCAAAATGTCAAAAGGACAGAAGGCTGCGGCAGTCCGTAAAAAGCGAAAAGCCGGAAATCCCGGAGGAAAGCCTACCTCTATTCGATGGTCCGTTTCACCCTCTGGACGTAAACAAAAGGCCAAACGGAAAAAGTCAAAAGCATGACGCGTAAACGTAATTACAGAAAAGAATACGATAATTACCATAGCAAGCCGAAGCAGAAGAAGCGGCGAGCATCGCGTAATGCTGCGCGAGCCATCATGGCTAAAAAGGGTAAAGTGACCAAGGGCGATAAGAAGGATGTCCATCACACTACGGGCAACCCTATGAACAACACCCGACTCGCCGTAAAGTCTCGCAGTAAGAACCGGTCTTTCGCACGGACTAGTTCAGGAAGAAAGAGGAATCCTCGTGCCTAAACAACTGACAGAACTGCAATCCAAGTTCTTGGACGTATTGTTTACCGAAGCTAAGGGTAACTACTCCAAGGCTATGCGGCTTGCAGGATACTCGGAGAACAGCAACCCGTATGCCATCATTCAAGCGTTGCGCACTGAGATTATTGAACGTGCAGAACTGGAGATGGCGGCTAACGCACCCAAAGCTGTGCTGTCTATGGTGGGCGTTATTGACGACCCGACAGCTATCGGCAACCGCGAGAAGCTTGCCGCATCCCAACAAGTACTTGACAGAGTTGGACTTTCTAAGGTAGAAAAGCTTAACGTGTCGGCAGAGAAGCCGATGGGACTCTTTATTTTGCCAGCAAAGAATGATGACAACAGTAGCGCAGAGATTGAATCCGAGCAATAGGTACGTACGATTAAACGGGCCACGTGTTCCTTGGGGGTACAAAAAAAGCGAACACGACCCACAACTCCTAGAGCCAATCGAAGAACAGCTTGAGGCTCTGGAGCAAGGATTGGAATACCTGAAGATGTCTTCCTATTCTGAAGTTGCCAGATGGCTTACGGACTACACAGGCCGACGCATCACCCCGATGGGACTGTGGAAACGTGTCGAGACTGACGAAAGCGACAGACGCGAGTATGTTAAACAAAAACGCCGTGCCGCCGAGGCCGCGTCCCAAGGCAACATCCAAGCCCAAAACTAAAGAGCAGAGGGCTAAAGAAAAACTCCGCCGCGAGAAGCAATCTGCGCGGATGCAGCTTAACCTTGCTCAGAAGAAGCTAAACAAGCTAGCGAAGGCGGAGCAGGAAAAAGAAGATGATATTGCGCTGGTAGGCTCCGGCGCGTTTCAGCCTGTAGAAGAGCAAGCTGATGAAGTTCTCTTCCAGCCTAACAAAGGTCCGCAGACTGACTTCCTTGCTGCTCCAGAGCGCGAGGTTCTTTATGGTGGTGCCGCTGGCGGCGGTAAAAGCTTTGCACTTATCGTAGACCCGCTACGCTACTGTAACAATCAGAATTTTAACGCGCTTATTCTACGTCGTACAAATGACGAACTGCGCGAACTTATTCATAAAAGTCAGGAGATGTATCCGAAAGCATATCCCGGCGCTAAATGGATGGAGAAGAAGAGTCAGTGGACTTTTCCCTCCGGTGCCAGAATCTGGATGACATACCTTGAGCAGGACAAAGACGTTCTGCGCTACCAAGGTCAGGCATTCACTTACATTGGCATAGATGAATTAACACAGTACTCGACACCGTATGCTTGGGATTATTTACGCTCGCGCCTTAGAACTGCAGACCCCTCGCTCCCCGTATATATGCGAGCGACAACGAACCCGGGCGGTCCCGGTCACGCGTGGGTCAAAAAAATGTTCATCGACCCTTCGATACCTGGGAAGTCCTTCTGGGCAACAGATATTACAACGGGCGATACGCTTGTATATCCAGAACGGCACAGTAAAGCTGGGGAACCTCTTTTCCGGCGGCGATTCATCCCAGCAAGCCTCGTTGACAACCCCTACCTCTACGAGCAGGGAGATTATGAAGCAATGCTGCTCTCTCTGCCAGAGGTTCAACGCAAGCAATTGCTTGAAGGCTCATGGGATATAGCAGAAGGCGCTGCCTTCTCTGAATTTGATAGGACGGTACACGTTGTTCCACCATTTGAAATACCGAATACATGGCGCAAGTTTAGGGCTTGCGACTACGGTTATTCCTCTGCTACCGGCGTTCTTTGGTTCGCTGTAGACCCCACTGACGAGACCCTGCTTGTTTACCGCGAGTTGTACGTCAGCAAAGTCCCTGCCAAGGAACTGGCACATATGGTGCTACAGCTGGAGCAGGAAGAAGCAATTCACTATGGGGTGCTTGACTCTTCTCTTTGGCACAAGCGCGGAGACACAGGGCCAAGCCTTGCTGAGCAGATGATTGTTGAGGGTTGTAGGTGGCGACCCTCTGACAGAAGCCGTGGTAGCCGTGTTGCAGGTAAGAACGAACTGCATCGCCGTCTGCGGGTAGATGAGGATACCGGTAGGCCCGGAATCGAGATATTCAGTAACTGTACCAACCTTATCGCCCAACTACCAGCACTTCCTCTGGATAAGACGAATCCAGAGGACGTCAATACAAAAGTAGAAGACCACCTTTATGATGCCCTGAGATACGGCATTATGTCCCGTCCGCAATCCCGTTCCGTCTTTGATTACCCGTCACAGATGCCGATACAACGGTGGCAACCAGCGGACGCTAGCTTTGGATATTAATTATGGCTGAAGAAGACCTCATGGAAGCATTTGCATT